GACAACGCTTTTGATCTATTTGTTCCTGATGGTCTTTTCTTTTGCTTAGGAACTCGTTAACGGCTCCAATAACCCCATTAATGTTATTTTTTAACGGTGGTTTAATCGGCAATTCGTTAACGCTGCCAACTTCTCTGATTATTAATTCACCTTTTGTAACACCTTCACTAAATTGAATGTTTAATTTTTCGTTTTGCATGATAATTTATTTATTTAAAATTGGTTTTTAATTATTCGGTTTCGGTTCCAGTACTTCTTAATTTTTGGAAAATATTCCCTTGCAATTCATCGGCATAAGCTGGACGGCTTTCGATAAGTTCGCCAGTTTCGCTGTAAAATCCAACCTCTCTAGCTTCTAGATCAATGAATTTAAAGCATCTTTCTGTTACGTGCTCTGATTTGTTTTTCAATCCAGTTAAGATTGCTTTGCGTTCTTCAATTAACGGTTTTAATCTTGCAGAATAATCTTTAACGATTTCCTTTTTTTCTGTTTCGATGTCGTTAATCTCGATTGCAGTTTCAGAAAGTTCTTCTTTCATTTTTAAAAGTTGATCGGGTGTGAATCGCTTCATGTACCCTTTTTGCTCCACTGAGTCGCAATTGTCGGATAAAAACTCGATTCTACTTTGCGGGTTTTGGATTTCTTTTCCTAATTCTCTTTGCATAATAATTGATTTGTGCCTATTGGCGGTTTATAAATTGTTTTTATTTAATTGCTTTATTTTGTTTTTTAAGCGTCTTTTTCACTTCTTTAACCATGTGTTCTAATACTGCCAAACCTTCCAAATTCTTAACGTAAATAGTCGTTTCGCTATGTTCTTGTAACTCGGAATTTAGCAAATCTGAACCAATTTTTACCTGCTTTTCCAATATTGCAATTTTGATAAATGGAATGTCTAATTCATGTACAATTCCCTTTGTGATGGATACTTTTCCATTTCCTAAAACGTATTTCATAATTTATTATTTATTAATTAATTTTTAACTTATTTCTTTTAATTTTTTCTGATATGCTAAATGAGCATCATATTCATTAATAAAACATCCTAAATGAGTTGTTCGGTTTTTTATTCTAATATTTGACAACCATTTATTTAATCTTTTACACCAAAAAACGCCAACGTATTTACTTGTTGATTTTATATGTTTTCTGTTGCAATTCTCTCTATTTGTAATTATTTCTAAATTTAAAACATAATTATTAGTCTTATCAATGTCTTTATGATTTATCACTAATTTATGTCCGCATGGAGTATGATTTAGAAAATTAATAGCAACTAATTTATGAACTTTGATTGTTCTTGTTTTAATTCCATCCGACAATCTAACTTGTAAATAACCCCTTCCATCATCGCATAATTTCTTAATAATACATTTTATATCCTTAAAGCTTTTAACTCTTCCTAAGTCGCTTATTGAATAATCTGGATAGTCTTTAATTTGTTTCCATCTTTCAATTTTTTTAATATTGTCAATTTTGCATAAATAAACAATATCATCTAAATTTAAATTTTTATAATGCTCCATAAATTAATTATTTTTGCTTTCGTGTAATCTCACTACTTGACTACTTTCTTTCTTATTTTTAAATATGAAATCTCTAGCCTGCTGCTCCGATAAATGGCTGTTTATAGCCCCTGTTTGATATGCAAAACCGCCTTTGTCCTGTATCCGTTCGATTGACTTATAAATTGTATCATCGTTGTAATTAGCTTCTATTGCATACAAATCATATTCAAAAGCGGTTATTCCTTCGAGGTGGCTTGTGTCGGTAACATGCAATGTTTTATGACCTTCTTTGAAAATTCTAAACCCGAAATTTAAAACATCATGATATAAGGTAATTGGCGAAATTGTAAAATGTCCATAATCATAAACGGCTCCGGATTCCAAAATATCAACATTCTTTATTCCATCCAAATACTTCACCATCCAATGGCCACATGCCACTCTTAAAGTTGGTCTTTCGTAACATAATTTACGTAAAGCAGCAATATTCAAATGATCGCTTAAATGTTCATGAGTTAATAAAACCAACTGCAATTGATTCTTGTAAGGCTCTATTTTCTTGTATGGTAGTCCAATATCAACTAATATTGTTTTGTGGTAAATGACAGCGTTCCCAGTGCTTCCTGTTCCGATTATATTGCAAATGTCTTTACTTACCATTTTTTTTAATCTTTTGAAGTTCTTTATCTACAATCTTTTCAATCTTGTCAAATTGGCTTATTGGAACCAATCGCCTTAACTCTTTTGTATCTTCATTGAATAATGCAGGACGGCCAGCATTGCTTTTTCGTGGGACTCCTTTTTTTGTTAGTTTGTTCATTTTAATCTATTTTAATTACAAAATTTGAACAAGTTCTGAATTTAACTTCACCTGCTTTTATTACTATATCTTGAACATAAGCAGTTGAACAACTTCCTTGTGAAACATATTCATTTACACCTACTTCAATAACTTCTGATTCAATATTTTTTAAAATACAGGGATCTTTTGTTAAATTTTCATAAGCATATATAATATAAAAGTCATTATCAGGAAAATCAATAGAAGTCAATCCACTTCCATCGATTAAATGAACTTTGTCACCTACTTTTATTTCTGGATTAATAAGGGTTCTTAATTTTAATGATTCTGCCATAATATTGCGGTTTTAATTATTAATTTTTACCAAAGATAAACATAAAATCTAATTAAACGCATTAAATATAAAATAAAACGCATTAAATTTATAAAATAAAAAAACACCCCTGATTTTGAGGTGTTTATAGTTTATTTATGTGTTTTTATTTTGGTTAAATTTCTACTTTTTCGGGTATTAATTCAGCTTGCAATGGTTCTCCTTGTGGTACAATTTCGGCTTCTGTAATATGCGAAGTTCTCGAACCTGTTTTTGGTTGTTCATATTCGTTTTCGTCATCCGTAGTCAACGCTTTTACCATTTCAGTACTAAGTACCCCGTAGTTATTCAATAATGACTTTAAAACGGTTTTCTTTGCCATTTTTGGGCGTTCGTCTGGATCGCTCCATTTACTTTTACGACTAGAATACTGTTTATCACTTCTATACACTTGACTGTATTTGTTAGCATGGAATTCTATTTGTGCTTCGGTCATGTAAACCGATGATACAAAACCAGTTTGTAATTCCAAACATGCCATATAGCCAATAATTGGAGCACCCTCATTTTCACCCAAAAATTTTATTTCACCCGTGAATTTGTTTCTTGCAATTTCACCCTCTCGGACCTCGCACGCATTTAGGTATTTATATTGTCCAGTTCTTAATGCTAATTGAATCAATCCCTTTGCCGAAATTTGGAAACTCGGAACCCCTTTATAAGGTATGATATAAGCATACCCTAAATTTTTGTTTAAAGGCAAATTTAAAGCCGTTGCATTCATGGCGCAAAGCATTAACTGATTAGGATCACATTCAGCTAAATTTTTATCACCGGCACAAAGAGAAAGCAAGTTGCTTACAAACTCTTTTCGGTTTTCTTTTAAATTATCTTCAAGGAATTTTTGCGTATTTGGGAAGTTTAAGAAATTACCAATTGATACGGCTTTTTTTTCTGTTGTTACTGCTGTATTGCTCATTTTTATTTTGTGTTTAATGTTTTTGTTTTTAAAATTCTTTTTGTTTCTTCATTCAAAATAGATGCATTTGTTAAAATATCATCTTTATCAGAATTCAATGAATTAAATGCGTTTGTAAGCACTGATTTTTGAAAATTAAGTTCTGATATTTCTTTTTCAATATCCCGTATTACTTCACCTAAAACAACTCTTTGGCTTTGAAATCCATATGGTAATAGTATCATAACTAAATATTTTTATAAACTATTCCATTTTCTTTCATCCAAGCACCCAAAGACCTTAATTGCGTCATGGTTGCAGTCACTTCAAATGAAGCCGTTTTAAGCGGTTCAACTTCTTTTTTAACTTCTACTTTAGGGGCTGAAATTGGAGCAACAACCGTAGCCGAAATAGGACTTTCAAACGCTTGATTTTGGATTGGTTCAGATTGTTGTTTAGCAATCAATTCCTTTGCCTTAATGTCGTTTATTTTGGCTTCACAATCATGATATTTTGCCGTAAAATCATCTTTTGAAAGTACATTAATATCTGACATCGTTACGTAAATATCTGCATTGTATTCGTAAGAGTTAGTAATTTCTACATATTCCATTCCTAATTTTTCCAGGAAATTGATACGGTTTACTTTTTGTTGTGCTTTCAATCTTTCTTCTTCGGCTGCTTCTTTTTCTTTACGTGTTTTAACATCCGTAATCGCTTTGGAAACATTTAGATTACTTTTGTACTCGGTTAGAATTTCGGCTTCGTAATCAGTCGATTTTATTAAAAGCAAGTCATCAACTACCTTTGTGATATAATCGTTAATTTGCTCTTTGTATTTTTTCTCGGTGGTGGATAAATTCACATCGATACCCAATTGATCGAATTTAATGAAGTCGATTTTTTCCGACACACATAATTCTGAAAAATACAATTCCAAAGCAGTTTTTTTGTCACGCTTTATTTTATCTTCTACGGATGCAATTTGATCTTTTAGCAAGTCGATAGCTGATTTGTATTTGTCGGTAATTTCGGTTTTGTAAGTGGCTTCGAATTCCAAATAAGGCGTGTTCACACCCTTTTTAATAAACTGTCTTTGTGTTTCGAAGTCTGCAACCTCTTTGTTAAGTTCGGCTCTTAAATCCTTGAATGATTTAACCGTTTCGACTGTTGCAATAAGTTTGTCAAGTTCTAAATCTTCGATGCGTTTTGATACTTGTTTTCCAGCTTCTTGTAGTTGGTGTTTGATAACTGGACTTTGTACTAATGTAATTTGATTGTTTTGCATGTTGCGGTTTTTTAATGTTTAGTAATTTTCTGCTATGTTTAAAAGATTGTCGGTTTGTTCTACCAATTTTTCTACTTTTGAAACGAAATCTTTTGTCTCAGAAATAATATATTTAGCTACTTTTTGTTTATACAAAACAGTTAGAATGTTATCTTCTGAACTAAATGAATTATCTGAAATACAATATCTTAATTCTCTATTTCTTTCTTCTTCTTTTAACCAAAACCCTTCTATTTGTAATATCCCAGAAACACTCAAAGCTGTCTTTAAAACTTCGATTTCTTGTTTTGCTTTTGCTTCGGCTCTTTTGTTAATTATTTCCTGTAAACTGCTTGTTGTGATTTCCATTTTTCGGTTTTTTTGTTTATTTATTTTTCAATTCTTTAAAATACGGTATAACATCTATTTCCCATTTAAATTTTTCTTGGATATAAAATGCATTTTTATATACATCTTTTGAAATAGGCTTGTTTGGTTCTTTTCTAAGTCTTATCGCAATTAAATGAGTATTTAAATCCCCATAAGTAACTAAAGGTATTTCTGGATTGTTTTTGTTTATGTAATTTAAAAATCCATTAATATAAGTTCCTCTTTGTCCATAGTCGTACATTCCCATGATTAATTACCCCAAATTTCAGTGATACCATACCCTTTGAAAACTTCTTCAATTTGCTTTTGCATTTTGGGTTTTGGTTCGATGTCACCCCGTAATCTACGAAGCCATGCCGGATGCGATTTAATGCCTAAAGTTTCCATTAAATCATTTTTAAATTCTCCTACTCTACCGTGTGGAATTTGATCTAATCCTTTTTGAAAGGAAAATGCATTATTTTCTTTTTTCATGTTTCTTTTTAGTTAAAATTTTTGCATAACCAACTTCTTGATTGTCATTATCAAAAAGCATAATTTGAGTTCCGTCATTTAAGGTAAACCAAAAAGCGTTAAGCAGTTCATGGATTCCTCTATCATCCATTTCGCTTATTTTTCCTTTTTTGCCTTCTACAATAGACTCTACTTCTTCAGCATCTTTGTAATGCTCTTTAATTTCTTTTAGTGTTGCCATAATTTGCGGTTTTAATTAAAATATTAGATTGCAAATATATAATTAATATTCATTACACAAACTATTTTCGTTTATTTTTTTAACTATTTAGTTTTTAAACATGAAAAAAGCCATACATCTAGCATGGCTTTTTTATGTGTATTTTATCTATTAATCAGGATTTAAAGTCCTGTAATTGGCAATCTACTTTTAAAATCAATTGCTTTAATAAAATTTGCTTTTTTGGAACCATTTATCAAATATTCATTAATAAATAATTCTGTTTTTATTTCTTTCAGGAAAATAGTTTTAGGGTAAATTACACGAAACTACATACATTTCCATTTGTTGCTTTGCTGGTCTTGACTTTTCAGAATATCCAGTGTTTAATGCAAATAGCATAAAAAATCCTAGTGTTAAGGTAATGAGTGTTTTTTTCATGGTTTTAGTTTTTTAAATTAAAAATCAAATATATAAAATTAATCTTATAATAATGAAAAAGCCCCGCAAATAAATGAGGGGCTTTAATTCGTCGAGGTTCATACCGCAACTTACTTGCTCGACTACAAAAAGAATGTTATTTTTTATAAATATTGGTGTAATAGTATTCAGAAATTTGAACCGATTCTGAAAATGTCAGTTTCCCGTCTGCTAATCCTTCCAATATCAAAACACATAAAGAATGATAATAAATGTTTTTTGTTTCGTTAGGACTCATATTTATAGCTAAAACGATGGCTTTTAGTTGCTCATTTATGTTTTCAGTATTAGCAATTGAATCGACTATGCTTAATTGTAGAATAACCTTTGGCAAAATGACCCTTAATCGTTCCCGTAGCATTTTTATAAATACATCATCCGCTTTTCCTGGAATTATGGAAGCTATGACCGTTTCCACAATATCGCCAATAAATGAATCGTTAACCGATTTTAATACGTTTACCGCATTGACTGAAATAGGCGTAATTTTCTTAACTTCGTTTGTCGTTTTCTTCCAAAGACCTGCAATGAAGTCTAAAATTTGGGCTAAAAATAATTTGAATTTCATGGTTTTTTATTTAGTGTTAAAGTTTTACGTATTCTATTCCGTTTTCAATAAAAGTATCTCCGGCTTTCATTTTTAATTGTAAGGTTCTCCAAGTATGACCAAATGATTTTTGGAAGTGTGGAAAATCTTTGAATGACTTCCAATCACCGCCCCATTCATAGCCACGTGACTTAAAAAAAGTAATCATTTCCATCCAATCGGCTTTCCCGTCATTGTCACCATCTTTCACCATATCCCAACTTACCGTTTCAAAAACCCCGTCCCCGTTCTTGTCGTACATCAATACAATGTCAAATGCCAATCCGTAATTATGAATAGATTGACCGCCTTTTGCGTTTGTCACAATGTTTCCTAATGTTTTTTTTGATGTTTTCCCGTCCGGATTTACTTTAGTTCTTCCAAGTGCATAAAGTCCATTTTGTTCGTCATCCGTTCTTACTACATAAGAAAAACGCAATCGGCATCCTTTGCCTAATAAATTATTGGCGTCTATATAATCTTTCAAAAGTGATTCCCTGATTTTAGGGTGAGCCAATTTTATTTTTTCTATTGTATTTTGATCCATGAGTATTTTATTTTAAGAATTGATTAAATACATAAACGACTACGGAAGCTCCCGCAATTCCAGCAAACCAAAGTATCATTTTCATGTAAACGGTGTTTATGATTCGGTCCTCTTTTAGTTTTTCAATCTCTATTTTTTGCTGGTCTAAATCATAAACAACTTCACGAATTTTTCCAACAATACCATCGTCTTTAGTCATTGGATTTCCCATGATTGCTAATTTAATTTCTTTAACATCGTCCCGTATTTGTTGCATGTCTATTTTTAATTCTCTTTGGTGTTGCTCCACTCGGTCTATTTTGTTTTTCTCTAAATTATCCATGAATTTATTCCTTTTCTTCTGATAGGTTAGAATTATTAGTTATAGATTGATTATTCATTTCTTGAATTACTTTGTCTTTGGCTGCGCTTCCAGTACTTGAACCGAAAAAATACTGCAAAATAGCACCGATAAACCCAATTAAAGCACCTAAAACAATATCTTTCAAATCCACAAAAACTATAGCAGCCATCCCGAAAACTACAACAAAAGTTGCTAATATGGTCTTAATTGTTAAACTTTCTATTTTCATAAAAAATATGTATTTGATTTAAAACAAAAATACTTTTTCTTAATTTACGGTTTTCCACATTTTAATAAAAAAATCATAAGTTTAATATTATGTTTTTAGAACTGAATGAATAAATAACCGTCCGTTTCTACGCTTGTATTTCCAGATTGAATGATTTTACCTCCTTCAACTTTTACTAATTCAGCTATTCTTTTTGTGGGTGATGCACCGCTTACCATCATCCAACCCAGTTGCTCGTAAGCATACCAACCGTCTGCAATGGTATCGGTTTTATCTTCCGTATCTTTCAATCCTTCATATACTTTGTTCGCTTCTGATGATACATTTTGTCCTGCATTATAATCGTAAGCGTCTTTATTACCGTGTAATTCAAAACGTGTAGGTTGTGCCGTTTCTTGATACATGTGTGATCTTAGTGAAGTGTGGAAAATGGTTAAATCAGTAGTTACCGCATTTGATGATAAATCTAACAATCTGTAAAGCGTGAAACTTTCAGCTATTTCAGTCACGTAATAAATTCCATTTTGACCCAATGCATAAACTTTGGTTCCATCATCTTTGAAAAACGCCATTTCTGGATTACCCGTATTCAATCCAAAAGAAACGCCTACTTGTCCATTAGGATGACGAATAATAATTTTACCAGTTTGGCTATCTAATTCCAATCCACTTGCTGTTTTAAGCCTAAAATGTCCGTTACGTTTAAACCAAACATCTGCGTTATCTCTATTGGCGAATGTTTCACCTCCCCACATGAAAATCCCTTCGTCACCACCTAATCCAGTCAAACCTGCATTTTCTACCAATCCATCCCCTGCCAAAACAGTACCCGAAATCAAACCATCTTTAAAGTTTATTTTACCGCCTATTTCGTTTGCATCTAAATCGAAATAAGTTTCTCCATCTGCTGATTGAAGTTTTCCTGTTTTAATGAAACGCCCGTTAATGGTTGTAAATCCATACATCAAAGCCAAAGCCCTTGTGCCGTTTGCGTCTACTGAATTCAAAATACCAATTAAAAAATGATAATTTGCACCATCGCTCTCAACTGTTATTTTATCCGTTGAAAATAATATGATTCCGGATGTGTCAGTTCTTGAACATTTAGCATAAACATAACGTGCCGTGTCGGTTGATATGGTAATGTCATCATTTGCAAGTGTCCACACTTTAGGATCTTCTAATTCGTCTAAAATGGCGTAATGTGACAAGGTGCCACCAATATATACAACTCTGTTTTTATCTCCTAAGTAGTTAGGTTGAAATATAGTTCCATCTAATGAAAATTGACCCGATTTAGCCCCTACAGATAACATCGATGTTTCAATTGATAAAGGCTTTATTTTTTCTGAATAGTAATCGCCTTCGGTGTCGAATATCATACTTAAAACTTCCTGTGAGTCCTTCCAATTCCTGCGGGCTTTGGCGGGGTTTTTAAGGTCGTTTATTTTTACGACTTTATCAATTCCCTGCATCGTTTCTATTGCACGTGTGATAACCGATACAGTCACCGATAAATCAGCAATAGTCAATTGATACGCATAATCTAATAGCAAATCACGTGTGAATCCTTTTACACGAATTGTTTTGTCAACTTCTAAATCTGTATCTTTAATCGGGATGTAATCACCTACCCAAATAATGTTTGATTCCGTTCCGGCTCCGACTTGGTTTTTTAAGAAATTAGCATCAATATTCAATCCATATTGCACTAATGGCTGTTTGAATCGGTCTAAATATTCCGTTGCTTTAGTCAACAATAATGCTTCTGCAGTATCGATGTACGACTGTGGCATGTAAATATCAGTGATAATGTATTCGTCACCGATAGCGAATTGAAACGCTGATGAAGTTGCCGAAGGAAAAACATAATCGTTTTGATCCGTTTGACTGATAACCGTAAACTTTTTTGTAGCTAAATCATACTTTGAAACTTCAAATTCATATCCTGCCAAATTACCCGTGTTGAAAATTATTTTTGCAGAAGTTCCAGCCATTAAAAATTTAGTGGTGCCGTCTAAATTTTTTTCGTTCAAATCGAAATCCATTGAAGCATCAATAAATTCATATTGATTGGCGCCCAATGCCGATATAATTCCAGTTCGATGTGGGTAAATGTAATCAAAGTCTTTGGTCGCTTCCCAAATACCAAAATTAGAAATAGCCGTGGCATCTTCGATAAAACTTTGGCTTTTTGATTTTGTGGCTAAACACAATTTTGATGCTCGGTATTTTGGTGTAATGATGTTTTTGGAACCGCCAAAGGCATTTAAACGGGTTATGATATTTGATGATGATGCTTTTTCTCTTGTGAGTTCAAAAATACCTTTTCCTTTTCCGTATTCAAAAGTATATCCGAACGTGTCGCCTATTTCGCCTATGTTTATGGTGCGGTTTCCTGAACCGTCAATATCTATTTTAAATTCCGTTTGAAAATTGGTTTCACTACATAAGTTCTGCAGTACAGTCAAACAATTGTCTGAATCTCCAAAAGTTAACGTAATGGTTTTTGTATTTAATGGATAGGTGCCTAATGTCCATTTTCCGGAACCAAAAACACGGTTGGCATTTGAAATCAAAACATCTAAAAATAGTTTGATGTCACCCGTAATAGAATCCCCGTTTATGTCCTGAATTTCATTACTTGTGGTGTCGATGTTTACATTAAATGATGCACGTAATAAATCGTATTGCACGCCCTCAAACTGCATATCGTACACAAAATTACGCTCTGATACTTTACGCTCTCTAGCAGGTGTATTTAGAGTATAATCTCTACCGATTACCGTTATTTTGTCGCCTATGTAGAAATTGAGTTTATTTGCTGATTGTACCGAAATATCAACCACATCTGACCCCAATAACTCAACGGATTGAGTTGCTTTTGTAATTGCGCTTACATTTTCCTTTGAGTTCAGTTTTAAAGTCGTACCGTTTCGGTGTGTAATTATAATTTGTTCCATACTAATACGCCTGTTGAGGTTAAAGAGGTTATTTCGTCAATGTTTCCAGTGATGACAATGTAAAATGTGCCGTTGTTCGCGTAATCATGTGTAATAGTTTGCGCGGTTCCGTTCGCGTCAAATAAATGAGATCCATCACCCCAATAGATATTTAATAGTTTGGCACTTGTAAAAGTGATTGAAACGGTTTTATTCGCGTCATTGGTACGCGTATATTTAAATACTTTTTTTATTGGTTCTGGCTCGCTTAATTTTAGTTTGAAACTACCCACCATTAAATTAGAATTCCATTTTTTACTTACTTCTATGGAATCCGTAGAATACACCTCAAAAACCAAAGGCTTAGGAGTCGTTTCGGCATTTACATAGACTTCTAATCTACGGGTTCCAACTTTATCGAATACGGATAAAAAAGCGTTGCATTTTGAAACGAATTCAGCCTGAGAATCCGACTTAATAAAACAGTCTAATTCTATTTCACGGGCTTCATATAGTTTTTTTGACAAATCCACAACCGAACCGTTATAATCGGACCATTCTACCGAAATGTTTTTCTTTGGCTTTGGACGGCTTAATAGTCCATCAGAAGCCGATACAAATACATTATAGTCTTTCAAGTCAATATCGTCAATTTTGTAAACCACTTCCATATTTTAATAGGTGTTTTGGTTTTTCTCAATTACTTTGATAACTGAGTTTTCATTTTTGGATTGGGTGACTGTGCCCCCGTATCGGTTAACAACTACTTTTGCATCGTCATAGGTAAATATAATAACTTTTGCGTTGTCAAAAATATCAACCATAACAAAAGAGTTATCATGTGCCATAATTATAATATCTGAATCATGTTTTACAAAAACCTCGCAAACATCAAAACAATCAACTTCCAAAGTGCCTTTGCATTTTCCTAATACAATCACTTTGGAATCACTTTTAAGGTCTAAAACTTCGTCTAAATGTACCCCGTGTTTTTCCATTTTACCCTTAAAATTATCCCTGATAAATTCATTTGACGGATAATTGTTTGATAAACAGAAATCGATTCCTTTGACGTACATTTCTAACATTTTATCGATATTGTTCTCATTTTTCAATTGTAAATACCAATTTTCACAAATACCGTGTTTTTGGGCCATTTTAGCCAGTTCTTTATTTAGTGCCATAATTTTATATTTTACCAGTAGCCTTTCGCTCTACCGCCATTAACTAATGAATTAATTGAATTTAAAATTCCGTTTAGATTATCGGTGTTGATTGCTATTTGGTTCAATGCTAACAACTGTTGACGCATTATGTTAATTGATTCTATTTGATTGATACGCATTGCATTCATTTGTCCCGATATAACTCCAGCGGTATCTTCCGAAACGCTTTTAACCGCACCACTCAAAGCGGTTTTATTTTCGTTTGCGCCCGTTGTGTTTCCTGTGATGTATTTTTTTATGTCATCTGGCAACGCTTCCAAAGCAGCGGTTAATCCTGGACCTATCGCACTCAATTCGTTACCCATTTGCACCGCTGTATTCATTACGGCATCAAATCCAAGAAAATTACCGTCTTTGTCGACCCATTGAGCCATATATTTGTTGATAATGTTACCGACCGGTTCCTCAACTAATTTTTGGATCAACATTTTACGGATTACATCACCTACAATTTCGTTTACTTTGTCGCCCCATGCTAGGGCTGCATCTTCACCCGCTGCAAAAGCATCAATTATGGCAGACCCTAATTCATTGGCAGCACTTGAAACATCCATTCCTAAAATATCTTCACGCATTTTAGTTATTGCATCTTCAATGGCATTTATATTGTCTTGTATGTTTGTTTGATACTCTTGAACTTTTCCTGCATCTGTTTTTTTCTTGTCCCTCTCGGCTTGTGCCAAAGCAGCGTATTCAATTTGCTGTTTTTTAAGATTGTCAATCGTTGCTTTTTGTGCTGAATATCGATTTCCTCCCAGTGCTTTATCGATGGCACGCTCTAATTGTTCGTACGAAATTTTAAGAGCGTCAACTTCGGCTTTATGTCTTCTGATTGACTTTTCAAGTTTTCTATCTTTAGCCCCTGCAATCAAATCAATCCCGTTTGCAATTAAATCGATGGACCCCTGTATTATTTGCATTGGGTTCCCTGTAGCGATACCCATTGCTAAATTACCAGCTCCTTTTATCATCCCAGAAATATCATCTAAAACCTGCTTATCTTGTTCGCTTGTTTTGATTCCCAGTTTATCCAAAGAGCCGTTTACTTGGTCAAATATGCTTCCTATGGCTTCAACAGAAACACCAATGTTTTTCATCAAATCTTTGAAATTCACATTTGATGAATCGGCTTTGTATTTTTTTATAGCTTCGGTAAGGGCTAAAAATGGGTTTCTTTGCTCTATTTCTCCTGTGATTTCCTTAATCTTATTTCTTAAAGTTTCAAGTTCTTCGGGGCTTAAATTCATTTTTGAAAATTCGCCTTCAACTTTGTCTTTTAGTTTTATAAGTTCTCTAGTCGTAATAGTGTCTAAATTTCCAAATAGTTTTTTCCAATCTGGTGACTCCATTAATTCATCAATCGATAATTTATTTTTATCGGAAGTGAATTGCTTTTTTCTTTCGTCTAAAGATTGTTGTATTTGTGCTTTTTCGGCATCTGTTTTCGCATTTAAAAGTCCATTATTTAACCTCTCAATGTCATTATCATATTCACTTTCAAGTTCAAACATTTGTTGTTTGATATTTTGAAAATTAGACAATAATTCTCTTAGCTTTTCTTTTTCGGCTTGAATGTCTACAACTTCTATATTTTCCTTGTCAATATTGGCTTTTTTTGTAGCGGTGTCACGCAATGATTTAAAACTTGACAAATCAGGATTTTTAACCCCTGCTTTTTTTGCTTTCGCTAAAAAAAGTTCAAGGGTTGAGGGTGGTGATATTAGAGGGTATTATCTGGACGTATTATTAACCAACAATGATACTGACGAAGGTAAGCTTTTTGGTGTATCGACAGAAGTAAGTAAAAGCTATGTTTAAGATAAGAACTCTCACGGAAGAAGATTATCCAATGCTGTGCGGTTGGTGGAAAGAAAATCGTTTCCCAGCGCCGCCGCAAGACTGCCTGCCTAACAATGGTAAAGGAGGTGTAATGATTTCTAAAAATGGCGTTGACATTTGTGCCGGATTTCTGTACTTCACCAATTCTAAATTATCATGGCTTGAATTTATAGTTGCTAATTTTCATTACCGGGAAGAAGATCGCGGCGATGCATTACAATTATTAATTGACGAGCTGTGTTTTATTGCTAAAGACAAAGGGTATAAAGCGGTGTTCGCCTCAATAAAAAAAGAAAGCCTCATTAATCATTATGAGACTTGTGGTTTTTCTAAAAATACGGGGACGGTGGAAATGATAAAAATGGTATAAAAAAAACTCGCTGGATTTACAGTCCAACGAGTCTTATTAGTTTAACGCCTTGTTGGCGTAAAGGCCGAAATCCATCGTTCCTTATTTTAATCGAAATCTTTTCAAGTGCGTCGATTACGTAATTATATTCTATTTGCTCAGCTTTAGGGTGCGTTGGTAGAATACGCGTGCAATTCTGTTTGTTGAATCACAGGTTGTTTGTAATCACTTGTTGATGCTGAAGCAAATGTAAGGCAGCCTAATAGGGCTAAGCTGAGGAATAATTTTTTCATTTTATAAGTATTTAGATTAAAATAGATTTCCAAATCTAAGAAATAAATTTATTATACAATAGATTTTCTTTATTATATTTGTAAACAATATAAATTATTTCTATAATGGCTGCAATAACTTCCGCAGTAGTCGCAACCGGCATGGCTGCCTATCAAATAAACGCATCCGAGCAGCAAAAGAAAAGGGCCAAGCGCGCTATGAGCAGCTACGAACGGCAGGATCTTGACAATGCTTTTGAGGATATGCCTATCAGCACAACAGGTGTAGATTATTTACGTGATGAAAACTCCCGCAATACAGCCTCTGCTATTGAGGCGGCGCAATCTGCCGGCACACGTGGTGTGCTTGCGGAAGTTCCTAAAATTGCAGCCCAAAGCAATGATATAAACGCAAATATTGCCAGGTATATTGACGAGCAATACAACAGGCGTAACCAAATGATTGCCGGTGACAACGCCCGTATTGAAGGGATAACTGAAAACAGGGATGTCGCTAACTTAAGCGCGTTATCGAGTCAAATACAGGCCGGGCAGCAGGGAACGTGGGACGGCATGAGGGGTATTGGCAGCGCAATTGCTTATGGGGCGAGGAATATAGATTTTGGCGGTTTCACTCCACAA